TCTGCAAGAAGTCAGTAATCATCGACTGCGCACTTCTGGCGGCCTCTGCTTCCTGCTCGGTAACCTGACCCTGTCCCTTCAGCTCGCCTCGGGCGAACATGTAGAGGATGTTGCTCAACCTCTCCAGCTTGGCCTTGGCGTTCAGGGACTCTGGCAACACCGTTGGCGTCCTCCCGTCAATCGCGCCGTACAGTGGCCTATATGACTCGTCGTCGAGGAGCTGCATGGTTATATCGAAGGCGTCCTGCATCTGCGGCATCCGAGACTCCTCGGTAACCTCTGACGCCGTGTCCAGCTTCGCCCTCTCTGTGGCGGCCGTTACAGCTGCGGCCTCTGCCGCCTTCTGCTCGGGTGTCTGTACGCCATTAACAAGGTCCATTGATGCCCTATCTTCATCGGACGCATTATTTCTGATGTGCCACCTGCGCATCTCTGGAGACAGCGCCATAAAGTCCGTGTATGTCATGCCTGCACGCCGTGCCTGTTGGGCAATGTAGCCGCCCTGATTGCCCTGATAAATGCTGGCACCCAAGTCCTGAAGCGAAGTAGGCAGGCTTGCAATGTCGGCAATTGTTGGGTTGCCCATGTCTATGCCGTTGAGCATGGCGTCCTCACGCCGCCGCTCGACTTGGTCGTAGTAGTTCTCCAGCTCGGCCTTGTATCGTGCGTTGCCGCCGATCAGCTCGGGCATCAGGAACGGCGTTAGGCCGGTCATGCCGCCCAGAAGCATCTTGCCGAATGTCTTACCCTTGCCGTCCCGCTCCATCATCTTCTCGATGGGGCTCAGGGGCACGGGCAGCAGTGACTCCGATAGCCCTGCCTCCGCCACCATCTCGGGACTAACCCCAGCCTCTGAGGTCTCGGCCCGAAGTCGCTCCAGCTCTTCTTGGAATAAGCTCATTAGTATTGCCCTTGGTTGCCCTGCCCGTACTGCCCGCCATAGTTCATGTTCGGGTTCACGCCGTAGGGGTTCATGTTCTGGTTCGGGTTCATCTGCTGACGCATGTGGTCGTTGATGTTGAACTGCTGCGCCGGCTGCTGAGGCTGCTCAGGCTGTGGCCTGTACTTGTCGATGAAGCCCTGCATGAAGTCCGGCGTCTCCATCTGGATCGGCAGGCCCATTGCAGAGCCAAACAGCTTCATAGCTGGGTTGCTGTTCATGGCATCCATTCCGCCCTTCAGCATCTCGCCGAACGCGGGGAACGCCGTCTGCAGCAGTGCGCCCTGAAGGTTCTGCTGGGCCTTGCCCGCCTCCTTTATCATCTGCCCCGAGTTCGCCGTCGAGCCAGATGTGCTGCTTGAGCTGCTCTTACTTCTTCCGCCCATGATCTATCTCCTTATCCCGCGAAGCTAAAGCTGGGCGGTGCTACGTTCCAGCTGCTGCCTGTTCCTGTTGATGTGCCAGAGCTGGTATTTGTGGAGCCCTGCATTCCCATGCCTGCGTTGAAGCCGTTGCTGAATCCGTTTGAGCTGTTTACGCTGCTGCCCTGTGACGACCCAAGCACCGTTGGCCCGCCAATGATCTGCCCGTATGCGCCCGTGGCGTTCAGGCCAGCCATCGCTGGGTTGAACTGGTTCATTGCGCCCTGCTGCATCGCGCCCATGTTGGCCAGACCGGCCTGCTGGTTTCGGTCTTGCATCCCGGCTAGGTTCATCTGGTTCTGGATGCCCTGATTCTGCGAGTTGAAGCGCAGCTGGTTCAGGCCCTGCATGGTCTGCTCGTCGACGTTGTCGGCCATCTGGTTGACCTGATTGCGGTAGCCAGAGGAGCCCGACATCCCTGCTGCGGCCGCTCTCGCGTCGAGACCGCCGAGGTTCTGCTGCTTGATCTTTGCGGCGTCACTCATCATGTCGCCGGCAAGTGCGTCGGTGTAGGCGTTGGGGCCTACCTGACCCTGCAGGCCGGAGGCGAAACCTCCGCCAAGCTGGTTGCCGTAGCCGCCCTGCGCCTGATTGAACGCGCCAGACACCTGATCCTGCACCTGTGGCTGCAGGCCGTTGATCTGGCCAATAGCCTGCCCGTACTGGTTGCCGGCGGAGTCATAGACGTTCTCTAGGGCCCCCTGCTGGCCTTCCCATACGTTTTGGCTGCTGCTGTTAGATGACGAGCCCGACGAGCTGTTGCCGGACTGATTCATACCGTAGTTCATGTTGACGCCAGAGCTTGCGCCCTGACTGCTCTGCGAGCTGTTTGAGCTTTGCTTGCTTTTCCCGCCCATTGTCTAACCCTCTAGGTCTTTTCCAAAAATAATTTCTCTGATCTCCCAGCCCACCTTGTCTACGGCATACTGCACCGCAGGCATCTGGACCGAGCGTGTCTCAATTCGTTGGCAGCCGTACTGCCGAGCTACGTCCTCGTAGAAGCTCGCGAACGTCACTGCGTTCGCTCCGCCGCGCTCCTTGGCCCACGAGAGCCACAGAAGGAAGGTCCTGTCGCCCGTAAACTGATCGACCTCGATGGTCGCGACGTTAAAGAAGTCGGGGTGAACCCAGAGCTGGCTCTCGCCGTTTACGCAGCTTGCGTAGATGTCCTCTGGCCTGAATGTCAGGTTTGGGTCTAGGTGCAGGATCTCCTCGACCCCTTGCTTGACCCAGTGCCACTCCTCGCGGATGCTGGCAACCTTCGGGTAAACAGTTACGTCAGGTTTAGCTTCTTCCATACGAGATCTCCATTCTCTTCAGTGCATCCGTAGAATCCCTTCTCACGGACATAAACAATGGCACCCATCTCACGCCTCATCGGCATCTGGCCGATCACTGGCGCTATGAAGCGAGATAGGTGCGAATCAATTCCGAAGAATTGGCGGTCAAGAAACTCCGCAAGCCCCTCGTCTACGTCATCCGGTACTGGCTCGGCCCTGTAGGTCATCGCCCACCCGCCGGATGAAACTCTGCGTCAAAGCCTGTTATGTTGAAGTTGCCGTTCGCCGGCCCCTCAATCCGGTACGAGTGCAGCTCGCCTGTAGTCCTTATATCGACCTTGCGGTCAGTCCGTGGGTCAAACTCTACGGCGCTTTTCCATGCCGAGCCTGCGCCTGCGTACTGCTGAGAACCCAAGGAGATAGTGATGGCGCTATTGCCCTCCACCTGCGGATAAATACGGGTAACGGTAGTGACATCCTCGTGCCCGACAATAGGCATCGCCTCGCGCTCGATAAAGGTCGTGAGCCCCTCCTCGCTGGGGTTCTGTGTGTCGATGTTGTAGACGTTATTGCCAGAGGCTCCGATCAGGGCGCCGTCAAAGGGCTGCCTGTTGGCTGATGCCCATGTGGTGCGCTCGCCCTGCCAATTGCCCGGCCACTCCTCCCAAGAGAGGACGTCGGTCGGCTGGTTGCCGTACAGCGCGTGTGCAAACACACGCTCGGTGGACAGGTCACGCAGCGACCAAGTGTTGTCGAGGTAGTTGTACACGTATGCCATGTTGGGCTTGTCGTAACCGGCCTCTGCGACACAGAACCATATCTCCTGCATGGTCTTGTGGTGTACGGCAAAAGCCGTGTGGCGGGCGTCCTCGTTCAGCGTGCCGGCGAATCTCTTACGCAGACGGTTGTGCAGCAGAGACTGCGCTTGGTTACCGTCGAAGACGATGATGTCCTCGTTGCTGATGTAGTAGTGCTTGCCGCGCACCTCCACGATGGCGTTACGCCCAATAAGGCCAGCGTTCTGGCTCAGTGTGCGTCGTCTCCACACCAGAGCGTCGCCGGTGTAGTCGAGCACGTTCAGTGCGCCCCGGCTGTAGATCACGAAGCTATCACGGAGGCTCTCTGCGCCGACAATAGCGCCACCACGGCCAAGCGTGAGGTAGCCAGCGAGGCTGGAGGGGTCTTCATCAGGCCCCTGCCACGTGTAGGGTATGCCGTTGGGCTCGCAGGGGTGGCTCCAGCGTACACGATCCTCGTAGTACGTCAGGACTCCCGTGTCGGGGTCTGGCTCTGTGCAGCCCATGGCGAACAGGAAGTTCTTGTGCGACTGTAGGATTCGGCAGGACATTCCCGCCTCGGTCCACGTCTCTGCGGGCGACCAGTTAAGCTCGGTCACGGGGTCCGTTCCTGCCCAGTCGGTGAAGTAGATAGGTCCGATGGCGGGGTTGTTGAAGAAGGTCACCTGACCCACCTGACAGCTCGTCCAGCCGCTCGGGGCAACAGCGCCAGAATCATACAGGGCCGTGAACGCGTTGCTCTCGTAGCTGTCGATGCCGCTATCGTGGCACACGAGCCATGCGGTCGTGCCCTCAAAGTCGGTTGACTGCTCAATGTGGCCGATCTCGCCCCTAGCGGAGCCCTCGGTGCTCACAAGCTCGGAGCCTCCAGATGCGGACACCTTTCCAGCGGCCACACGGAAGTTGCGCCCATCTGTGAGGGCGTTAGGGGGCAAATCCCACGCGGCTACGTCAGAGATAACCCCGACGCTACCTATGTCGCGGACATTAGCGAGCATTCGCAAGTTCCTTCACGGCGGCCAGCAATAGGACCGTCAGCTTGGGGTAATCGACGCGCAAGTAGTCGCCCTCGGTGGACACACACTCAGGCAGCACGGCCTTGATCTGCTGGGCTGACACGCCCACCTGTGGCTCGTTCTTCATGCCGTGATTCACGCCGCTTGCGTTGGGTACATAGTGGAAGCAGTCAAGCATCTTGACCTTGTCCAGAGCGTCCGATACGGGCCGCTGTACGTCCTTCAGGCGGTCGTCTGAGAGACTCAGTACGTTGCCCTTGGCGGTGATATCACCTTCGGCAGAGACGTTCCCAGAGCCGTCTACGGTCATCTTTGTGGTCTCTGTCCACTTGCCGCCCACGTTGTGTACGACGCTGCCCTCTGCAAGCTCCGGATCAACGATGTCGGCCCTCGGGCTGTCCGATCCGGGGAAGGTCTGCTGCAGCACCTTCTTAATCAGCCGGATGTGGTTGTCGCCGTCAGAGATCGCGTCCTCCTTGGTAGGCCACGACGCATTAAGCTGCTCGATGTAGTCTGCGTTCTCAATTCCCATTCTTTCTCTCCATGTCGCTTATGCCTCGGAAGCCACACTCTCTGGTTGCGACATCATTGCGTGTTTGCACGTTCCATTCTGTCTTGGGGGCGCACTTCTTGATCCAGCCACGCTCTACGTGTGGCCTGCTGCCAGATAGAGAGAAGATCATGCCGCCTATAACGGCCTGCCCGATCATCAGTACTCTCTCCGCTCAAAGTTGGTCAGCTCCCCGTAGTCACCATCCTCAATGATGCGAACCTTTCCAGACTCGCCCCTGCTGATCATCTCGCAGCGTTCGTTGTCGAAGTCAACAATGAACATGGGGATCTCGTACTCTCCGACCTTCTTCTCTGCGCTCTTTAGGGCGTCCTTCAGGCTGCGGGCGTCAAACTTTCGCGCGCGAGGCAGCTGGAGAGGCTCCTTAAACAGAACTGCGAATTTCCTCATGGCTAAACCCTCTCTATTGTTAAGTCCCGAACCTTGAATCTGGCCCGGTGATATTCATCTCTCGCCACTCCGGGCAACCACGCGTTGATGTTGACCACAACGTGGCGGTAGTTTTCGTCCACGGTAAACGTCTCGT